GTGGAAGAAAAGTACATCGTGTTCAATTCGGCTGGATCTCAGGGGGCTCCCTTCCCCCGATAGAAACAAGCCCCGAGTGAAGAACATTTTGCGCTTCATCTTGACACTTACTCTGCCGTCTTGGAAGCAGCCAAGACTGGCTCCCGGAAGTTGGGCAAACACTTGACCATGTTGAGTGAAGGGTATCCGTTGCTATTCACTTGTCTCATGAAGCCAAAAAGTGAGGTGGTCAATGTGGAGAAGGTGGACACAAAGATACGTCCGTACATTGTTGCGCCATTGTGGGTGAACATGGTGGGGAAGGTGTCGTGGGGTTTTTTGTCTGAAGTATCCCTGAACTTTCTTCAACATGAAGAATCCATTTCGTGCGTAGGGTTTTCCTGGTGTTATGGAGGTGCCAAACGTTTGATGGCGAGACTCCAAATGGCGACACCAGGGAATCCCGTGTTTTTGTCGTACGGTGACGATGTTGTTGTGTGCATATGTCTGCCCGATGGGACGTTCGTGTACTGTTGTCCTGACGTCAGTGGTATGGATTATAATCTTAGTCCTGAGCTGATCGGTGTTGTGGTCCAGATGATGGAGCGACGTCTTTACGGGAATGGTGTTCCTGCTTATGTGAGGAACCTTTTTGTGGCTTTTGAGATGATTAGGGAAAGGCACCGCGTGATGCTAGGAACTGGACCTGAGAGTGTCTTAAAGATCTCTGGGAACAGTTCCGGATTCATGGGTACTACCAATATCAACCAAGGAGCCATTGAAGTGTTCTATCATCATTCGCTAAAGAGGTTTCTTCAACGGGAGATAACGACGTTGGAGGAAGCTCGCACCATGATGTCTGAGTTTGGACGACACTGCTATGACACTTATGGTTTGCGTATCAAGCCTGAGACCCTTGCGTGTGAGGCTGCAACTCCGGAGTTTCCATTACCTCTCCCCTTTTTAGGGTTTTGTGTCAGAGACACTCCTGCCGGTCTTGTACCCTCCAAGCGCTCTGACGATGATTATTTTGAGGCCATTTGTTCTCACAACCGAGGTACTAGCGTGCATGACGGCATTCGTCGATCTGTCGCGGCCATACATGGTTTGTACCTGAGTGGAGGATTTCTGTTCCCCACTTTTCGGAAGTATGCAGAGAGAGCTTTGGTGAATATCTCCTTTCAGTGCTCCAGTCTGAAAGTTGAGAAAGAGTTTGTGCCTCTTGATGAAAGGGTCGGCCTGGAGGGTCTAGTCGACGAATTCTCTTTGGATACGATGGGGTTTGAGCTCGTCTCTGATCAAAGACTTTTTGCTTTTTACACTCTTCCCAAGGGAGAAGTGGTCAAAGTTGAGAAGTTTTCAGAAATCATTCCCGCTCATGTCGTGTATGACTTTGACTTTGAACCGGTTGAGGGAGATGAGAAGGCAGACCCGTTGGGTCCTGCCCAGACTGTCGAGGCTCGAAAAATGCAAGACCAGGTATCTCAAGCTCGAGAAAAAGTGCGGAAGTTCCGAGAGCGTAAGAGTCTGATGCTGTCCTACGTACATCCCGTGTCCAAAAAACGGATGAATTTGGACGAGCTCCTAGCGATGGGAGAGGATGAGGACTTCGACTTTGACTACGAGTTTACAGATGAGTACGACCCGCAAGAGAGGGGGGGACATTGGCAAAGTCTGGAGTGTGATGACTATGATGCCGAGTACACTCAAGATTTCAAGGACTACACTCAGGAGCAAATCTATGAGGAAGTCGGTTCCCACTGGATGGTGTACCAGGGATTTGGTCAAGGCGGAGAAGACGAAGACGGTTTCCGAGAGAAATTTGGGAGGACCGCTTTGAGACTGCTGAAGGCCAAACATCGTGGGAAAGTCAAGAGTGTTGCGTCGTGTGTTGCGATGGGGTGCTAAGTG